GATTTGATAGAGAGAAGATTTATCTTCATGATCTCCTGGAAGGAAACCAATCTCTCTGGTGGATACTAATGATCTTACCAGGTATACTGATTGATAGTTGGGAGTAGCCTTCAGGCAGTCATACAGAGCCTTGTAGAGGGCACAGAATGTCTTTCCTGTCCCAGCACACCCATAGACGAACAGGTGCTTGCCTGCATCCCAGGCATCAAACATCTTCTTTTGATTATCAGTGAGAGGATTAACATCCACCATTAAATCAGTGGTGATTGGAAGCCTCCTTTTAGTTTGCTTCCCTCTTGTTTTAGTAGCCATTAGTACAAGTCCCTCGCTCTACTGCCATTGATACTAGCTACTCCATCGAGTACCTTGCGCCAGCCAGGATGTTGATTAACGAGCTTATGTTTCCACTCACCCTCATCTACTGGGCAGGCATGGCCTTTACTCCAATCCCTTTTCCATTCTGGATTGTCCTCATACCATTTCATAATCTGGGTTACAGACATCTCGACGATCTTTTCTTCGCCTGTTTCTGTGTGCTTTACTGGATACGTTGCCATAATTTATTTAGAATTGTAAAACTTGTTGTTCGTATCTCTCCACTGTTGGATGATACTTAAGGTACTCTCTGAATGTCATCTTCATTTCTCTCTCACTCATCCCACAGTGCTTAGCGGCTGTGGGGAGGTTCATGGTAGCATGGAAGAGAGCTTTGTTTGCTTCTGATACATTGTATGGGTTAGTTTTAGCCACCTTGTCCTATCTCCTTACAAGCTTCTGCTACGTCAGGGAAGACTTCTTCAAATACTTTCCTGCATTGGAGAGCAACTACTCTATGCTCCTGTTGAGTACTCCCTTGGGAGCGTAGGTTAATGTAATGGATCCAGTTCCTACAACTACCAGTCATATAAAGTCTGGTTGAGGTAGAGAGAGGAAGAACAAACCTGGCACACTCTTTAGCAATGCCGTTGTCGATAAGCATGTTATAAAGGTGTAACCCTTCTTCAAAGTGATCCTTTATTTTCTTTTGGTAGTCCTGGACGAGGCCCGGAGGAAGATCGGAGTGAGAACTTTGTCTGTTCTTAGTATCTTGACGCCTGAGATCAGGAAGATTGATAGCAGTATCAAGTAGGTTGGGGTCGGCATAGCGTTGTGAGAATTCTTGGAAAGTAAATGAGCGGTGTCTTAATACTTGAGCAGCGATGCCTCTGGTGGTGTTAATCTCCACAGTCATGCTGGCGGTCTCAAAGATAGACCAGTGCTCGTGTTTGATACAATATTTGAGGAGACCTGCCGCTGTGTGGAAGGCTTCTTGATTGTGTGGGTTAGAAACCCTTGCGGTGTATGTGATGATGTCTTGGGGTGACTTGCCCACTAGCTCTCCCGCACCCATGGTGTGCGAGATAAGTTTCACGCTGCTCATTAACCGAATCCTTTGTTCTTTTTGTGTTGAAGTTTACGGGCTGCTCTTGCGAGCTTCATTTGTACCAGTTGGAGTTCAAGGTACTGGAGTTCCTCCTTGGTGTAAAGAGACCTCTTGGTGTTATCCTTGAGGAGTTTCTTCACTAACTTGTAGGTTCGTTTCTTTTCTCCCATCTAGTCTGGGTCTCCATCGTCATCGTTGTTCTCATAATATTCTAGCACATCTTCATAGGTTGTGCCCATAGTATACTTGGAAGCATCGGCATAAATCTCCGCTTCCAGTTCACCTAATACCTTTTTCAGATCCACGTAGATCTTCTTAAGTGATTCGCGTTTCATCCTAGTCCTAGCTGGGGGAATGCATCAATCACATTTTGCTTTGTGATCTTGTAGCGAGTGGTGAGTTTCTTGTCCTTAACAAGGTCAAGTATCTCTGCCTCTTCCATGTGGAGGGCTTCCAGTAGTTGGATCCAGAGTTGTTCCTTCCTTAGCTGGGGGAGGTTAGGTCGGAGTCCACCTGAACAACCATAATAGGTTGCACCATTTACAGTCTTCTTAATGAACTTCTCCATCTGTCGATGCTCTGCTACAAGCATCTGGTGTTGGTGTCCTTTGGGAGTCTCGTATGGTTTGTAGGGTGTCTTACCTGCTGGGAACATAAACTCAATGGTATCTGAGAAGTTACAGAGTAGTACCTTTCTAAGGGCGTCTGTCTCATACTCCCTGAGGATCTCCACCTTCTTTGCCTTAGTCTTGGCGTTGGAAACTCTCTGCAAGACTTCTGAAATAAGAGTCTTAGTGACAGGAAGTTTAGGTGTACTGGGTCGTGGCATAATTAAGCAAACTCGTCAATTAATTCTGGGATGTTATACTCTGAGAAGTATTCAATGCGAATAGTCTCTCGTGGTTTACAGGTGGTGTAGTGAGTAAGGATCTTATCCACTAAGTCCTGAGGGATTTGAGAGAAGTCAATCAGTTCAGAGTTTCTTTTCCAGTTGCGAAGACGAATGTAATTCGTGAAGTCTTCGGGGTCCATGTTTGCTAGGGAAGCAATCTTCTCCTTACTCATCTTCTTCTGTGGCTTGCCATCAACGATAGCGCTGTCGCAGGTTAGGATGTTAGGGATACCATCGGACCTATCACCACGAATGATGTGCTCCTGTAGGTATTGGACTGGGTCTTGGTGCTCAATCCATCTGTTCCTGATAGGATCATACTGCCTCACTTGGTTGAACTTGTGAAGCTGAATGAAGTCCTTATCAGCAGATAGGATAAGCATATCCTCTGGGTTTTCGCGGCGGTTGTTGTGCTTCACGATGGAAGCAATAACATCGTCCGCTTCTGCTCCTTCAATTTGAATGACTTGATAAGGAAAGTTCTCCTTTATCTCGTCCCTAATGGTATTTAGTACGGAAAACATTAAGTCCCAGTCGTACTTGGAGTTTTCCCGTTCCCGTTTGCGGTTCTTCTTATAGAAGGGGAAGATATCCCGCCGCCAATAGTTCTTATCGTCGTAGCAGAGAATCATTTCTCCGTACTCTGCGCGGAACTTCTTCTGGATGCGTCCGATAACACGGACAATAGATTTTCTAATGGAATCGATGTTGATTCCGTTCTCAATCTTGTGTCTAACCATCAGATGCGAAATCGCAATCTGATTAGCATCAACTAGAATCGCCATTGGGGTTCACCCTTATCACTGATAAGAGTATAACACAGAAAAGAGGAGCCGTCAAGACTCCTCTTCCTCGTGTATGTCTTCAGGATCGAACTCTTCTGGGTCGTAACCTGGTTCAAAAGTGATAGCCATGTAGTCTCCTCTGTCGATCTTACCTTCCGAGTCGAAGAGTTCTGGGTGTGGGTTCTTCTGAAAGAGTTCCTCAAAGTCATGACGCTCGTGCTGCATGTATGCAATGTACCTTTCTGCTCCTAACCATCCACCGATAAGTCCTACTGCTAGGAAGATGAATGAGAAGAGGACGGTGAACACGATTTGTTCCATATTATTCCTGGATTGGTTTGACTGTTAGTGAGAGACTAATTTCTTTACCAAAGATAGTAAACTTAATCCCATGCTCATAGTCGGTGATTTCTTCCTCCTTTTTGGGCAGCATCAACTGAAATCCTCTGTCCATAATTAAACCAGTTTGTTTTCAACAAGGTACCGTACGGTGTCCTTCATGCCTCCGATGTTTCTAGACTCAAAGTGTACCTGGGGAAAGGTTGATTGGTTACCAAACCTATTCATAAAATCGTCAGGTGTAAAGTCTTCTCCTAATAGAAACTTCTCGTAGCTGATGTTCTTTTCATCCATAAACTCGGTGAGCCTGTCGCAAAATCCACAACCATTCTTGGAGTAGACATAGAACTTCTTGCCGGGCATAAAAATAGAGGCGTAGGGGGTACGCCTCTAATTATAACATATTCTTTTGTGTATTTTAATCAACCACCAGCATTAGATCTGCTTAGGTAGATTAGGGATGACAGCCACATGAGGGTAAAGATAGCAGCAATGTATTCCATCAGAAGATACCAGGAATAATCTGTCCTGTGAAAGCATAAGCAGCAATTGCTGCCCAGAAGCCTAGCATAGCCCAGCGTCCGTTTGCTTTCTCTGCCCTATCAGCGTGTGTTTCCAGAGCGTATGCAGCGGCTTGTGACTCACCAACATACATCTCGGGTTCCTTGGCCCACATGTTGTTACGGCCTGCCTCGTCTGTAGTAATCATGGTTGTTATGTAATGCAACTTTATTTATTATAACATAAGTTTACATTTATATAAAGTTGTGTTAAGACTATAACATAAGCACTAGCAGCAGAGGAAACGCTAATGTGAAGTAACCAAATAGGCCTCCAAACAATCCAATAAGGATGTCTGGAGGCTCTGTACTATGGGGGTCAGTCATCGTGGGTTAAAGAATCCTACTGAATCTACTGCCTCTTTAAAGAACCTTTCTTCAGGCCAATCCTTGAGGCATTTTCTTGCGTTGTCCCTGATCTTTTTAGGAATGGCAGGGTATCTTTTTGGATCAATAAGGTGTGAAAGAAACTTGTATGTCTCTTTCAGTCCATGATAATGGTGTTCATTCATCAGTCATCAAATACTTTACATTGAGGTGCTGAGGGATGTCCATCACAGAACTTGTCTAGAAGCTTGTCGTGATGTCTGTCATGCCAGTCATCAATCTCTCTTCCATTGGGGTCCACATCCTCTCCCTGGTGTTCGTCCAGGGCATGGAAGTCCACAGAGTACTCTTCGTACTTATCTGTCTTAATGTCTTCTTCTTTCTTGGGCATATCAGCCATTGGATTTACATCAAAGGGTGTTTGTTTTAGTTTCATGTTTATACACTTGTTCTTTGGTGAACTCAGCGGGAACAATCCTTCCAAACATATCTAGGTGTCCTAGAATCTTGTTGCCTTGGATGCTCATCACCTCACATTTGTATCCAGTAAATGGACCGGATACAACCTCAAGAATGTCTCCCTCTTGGAAGTCAGAGTAAAGATTTTGTTTGACTTCAAGGTGAGCGTCGTCACACATGTCAAACATCTTCTTGATTTCTTTTGGTCTGAATGGGAGTGGTAGATCCTTGTTACAATTAGAGAAGAATCTTACTCCTGGTGTTTCAGTGATTAGTTTGAAGGTTTCTCCTGGGAAGCAGGTAGTTTTAGTCCCGTCTTCATGTTCTATCACTTGATCCTTGACCTTTACAATGAGGTAACCCGGCATAAGAATCTTGTTTCTTATCTTACGCCTCCCTCCTTTGTCTACCACCATCTCCTTGCGTTGAAGGTACTCTACCTCTTCGAGGTATGGGTCACTAAACACTGCTTTCCTTGCAAGCATCTGTGCTTTGGTTGCCTTCTCTTTGTTGACTTGGATGACAACGCAGTACCAATTCTTGTAGTCCATTAAGTCACATCCTCATAGAGACAGTCAAGTATTATATCATAGTCTATGTTGGAGTCTCCTGTAAAGATTGCTCCCATCTCTTTATAATACTTGTAGATTTTCTTGTAGAGTTTGTGGTTCTTTCTGAGGTCTAGGTGACCATCAATTGCTTCCTGAATGTCTGGAAGGTGTGAACTAAACTTGTGTGTCATCTCCCCTGTTTTGATTTGTTCGTGATAATGATCCTGTTGTTCTCATAGTCAGCAGAGAACTCTATGACATCTTCGTGAGGCCAGCACAACTCCTCGTAGAGGGCGTTGAGTGTTGCCATGTCTTGCCATAAGTCTGTTGGTTTGTCCATCTTAATATGAAGTGGAATAAAGGGGAGCCGAAGCTCCCCCGTAAGCTCAGAGTGCGTAGCTCAAACGGCTACTGCAGTCCTGCTAAAGGATACGATGTTGTTTGCACTTATCGTGTTGTCCCGTCAACAGATACGCCATAAGACCCCGTCGAAACCATGGCACCCCCAGGAATGGAGGTGAGGAGAATCGAACTCCTGTCCGAAGCAGTAGAGGGGATATCCTCTTGGACATATCTATTGTAGCAGATTACTCAGCAGGAATCAAGTTCTTCTTAATCAACTCAACTGCTGCGTCATCGACTGTGTTGTCTGTTGTCTTTGCATAAGCACCCAACAGGTCCACCACCAGCTGCTTGACTGACTTTGAACCAAGGAACGCCATTAGGATTGGCTTAACAAGGAGGATCATGGGATAATGTATGACTAGAATTATTTATAATCTAGGAACAAATTATACGCTACAGACATGCGTTCTTCGTCACTCTCGTTTACATCTACGAAGTGCCAAAGGTGTCCAGGTATAAGATACAATCTACCAGGGGTGGCATCTAATTTCATACCATAGTCTTTACCCTTATTAATATACAGCATGGTGTATACCGAACCATCATTCCTTAGAATGTTCATAGAACCGGAGTTCTTTGGTAGTTTAGGGTAGAATAAAGCAATAAGATCTGCTCTCCCATGCACATGTGGGTTGTTATAAGCTTGTGGTGTGTTAAGGTTTGCCCACCACTGGAATCCAGATACCTTTAGACCGAAGTCTCTATCATCTAATGCCTTATCGGCAAAATTAATGGTGGTAACTAATAGTTTGTTTAACTCTGGTTCGGTGCAGTCATTCCCAGGTGTGAAAGTGGGTGTTTGATACCCATGTACGCCTGATCTGTTGTTGGGGGTTAGAGTCTCACTTAGTGTTCTTATTTCAGTCTGTAAAGTTTCTAGTGATACGTCTTCTAGTTCCGCTGAGATAATAAAGTCGGTGAAGATAGTATCTTGTTTTACATCTGTCCATGACATAGTTTAAAATCCGTGTTTGTTATACTCACTAAGAGCTTCTTTAATAATATCTTTTAGTTCCTCCCTCTCCACGTCAGTGAACACACGACGCTTGGGGAAGACAGGAGGACCCCAACTATCCAGAGGAGGGTTAGGGAAGGTTACAGGAGAGCCTGTGCTCTCCTTAGGTGCCATGCCTTGGGTATC